CGGCTGGCCAGCATACTGGCCACCAAAGCGGACATTTCTATGTAGCTAAAAGCGGACATTACTATCTAGCCACTACAACACAATCTGGTGATAATTGAGATTATGTCAACTAACTGAAGCTAACGAAGAACTGTAATTTCCTACAGGTTGAAAGCAACGATTACGGTTTGTAACAATGTTAACGAATCTGTACATTGCATCGCTTGCTTCAACGTCCTTATGAATGCCGTCGCGCCCCGACATGGGACGCTCGCTGATTTCCTCGCGCTTACCGACGGCCTGTCCATCGCCCGCGTCTCCGAGCTTCTACGCTGCTGTTCTCGCACTGTCCGCAACTATGTCGCCGGCCGCTCGCCGATCCCATGGCATCGGGTCGAGCTGCTGCGCATGACCGCGCTGGAATCCAACCGAGCTGCCACGGACGCCAGCGCGCCAGCGTCGGCGCTGGCCGCTCCGGAATCTCCCGTAGTCGCTAACATCGAGCCCGACCCGGCGTCGCCTGACGTACCGCCCGACGAGATGCTCGCATGGGTCGGCGTTCACGCACCGCACTACCTGTCGAGCCAACGCAGCTTTGCGCACTACGTGCGCGGCTGGAACGTCGTCGACAAGATCCGGCGCGCCAAGCGCGACGGCACGTTTGCGGCCGTCCTCGCGCGATGGCGGACCTTGTCGCTCGAACTGCCGCGCATGTGGCGCACCGGCCCGCTATGGACCGGCATCGGTCCGCCAGCCTACACCGCACGAAACACCGATCGTTGACACCCGCCAGCGCCCTCCGGATACTGTGTTTTTATACAGTATTATTTCGTCATATGAGAAAGCCCGGCGTCGACGCCAGCGTGTGGGAGTTCTTCGACGAGCGCGCGGCGATCATGCAGTACGACGGCGGCAAGCCACGGCACGACGCCGATTTCTGCGCGTATGTCCGCACGCGGCTCTATTTCGAAGCGCGCGGCGTCAGCTTGCCACATGGCGGCTACTTTTCGCCGTTCTCGATGGCCGACCTGGGCTGGTCGGATGTGACAGCCGGGGTCATCGTGTTCCCTTGCGCTGCGGTGCTTGCGGGCATGGCTGCGGCGGCGCTCGACGAGGCTAACCGCGCAGGACGCTTCTACACCTACCTGGCACGCCCACGCCGCACCCGGTAGTCGCCCTGATGCGCTACACCAGGGGTGTGACCTGACACGCGCTGCGCCCTTGTTAGAATCCCGGTTCAATAATCCGAACAATGTGAGAGCGGCCGGCGCGCGACGCAGGCCGGATTGATCTATTCCGAGGGAGTCGAAAAGCATGCTGCGAAAACTGGCAGTCGTCGGCGACAGTTTGTCGAGCGGCGGAAACATCCTGCCGCACGGCGGCCCGCGCGTCACAACGAACGGGCATCAGATTGCATTGATTGGGGCGCCGGCGTTCTGCGCCGCGTGCAAGGCAACTGGTGTCGTTGCGAAATCCGGCGGCCCATATCGAATGAGCATGTCGGGCGAAGCGGCGCTCGACCAGGACATCGTTATTTGCGGATGCCCTAAACCACCGAAGGTCATGGCAGCGCTCGGCGGCGACATGTGGTGCGACGACATGATCGAGGGGCAAGGCAAGGTGGTATCGAGCCTGACCGCTGCCGGCGGCGTCGCATCGGTCAAGAAAGGGGCGTATGACGAACAGGTCAAGGCGACCGAGCACCAGGCCGAAGGCTTGCCCTACTACATCGAAACCGCAGACGGTCGCGTGCACTTCGGCCGGCTCGACGCAAACGGCACATTGCCGCGCGTCTATACCGGTGACGATCCGGGCGCGTACACCGTTCATTGGGGCGACGATGCGATCGCCAAGCACCACGGGGAATAATCGATGCCACACACCAAACCGACCACGATCGAAACGAACAACAAGACCGGCTCGCAAAAGGTAGTTCCGGTGCCGGCGATCACGTTCAACGAGCTTTGGGCCGCGTACCCGACAAAGGATCCGTATGACGACCCGACGGGCCAATACGAAAATCAATGTGCCATTCGGATGAGCGTAACGTTCCACGCGATCGGAAACGGCATGAAGTCTTTTTCGCAAAAAGTATTGAAGCCGATGCCTGGGAAGAAAGACCTTGGTCGCCTGATACTTGACGGAAAACCGACTGCGACACGCGCTTACGAACTCGCGGAATGGCTCAAGCTTCAGCCGTTCGCCGGACTCGGCAAACCCGAAAATATCACGGGCTCGGACTGGCAAAGTAAGGTGAAGGGGCGAACCGGGATAATCTATTTCTTCGGATACTGGCGGCAAGAAGGTGACTCAGCGGACAGTCTCAGCGGCGGGCACATTGACCTATGGAACAAAGACACGCTCACGCCATCACTCGTGAGTTTTCTGCGCTTTCGCGTTGGCATGTCGAGATTTCGGAATCCGCTTTCTTTGCTCCAAGGCGGCAGCGACAATTGGTTCTCCGATCTATCGAATTCTAAAGAAATACTCTTTTGGGAAGTGAAATGAAGCGTTTTTCGCTCTCGATACTTGGTCTCATGTGGGGCTTGTTCATCACATGGGCATCCATCTACACGTCAAATCATATTCACTGGCCCGAAACGCCAGCGCGCACGACTGGCTGTAACGATATGGAACATTGCGCCTCACACACGACGTTCGTGTGGGGACTTCTCGCGATGCTGCTGTGGCCGGCGATCGCGTTCGCCGTATTGAATGCCGTTGCCTATAACCGTTGGTCGGCACGCAATTGGGGAATCTCATTTGGCGGCCTGACTTTGCTGGTTGCACTGTTCTATCTCGCGCCCTACTTTGTGCCAGCGTTGAAGCATGCAGGCTAGCGAATGATGCGGCACATCTTAGGGACGATCGGATTTGCGATTGCCGGACTCGTCAGTGTGATCGCGTGGTCTGCGGTCGATACGCGTCTATGCACGGTGATCGAGCATTGGTGTACGCCACCGGCCGGGACTTGTGGCGGAGGCGTCGACGCATGCGCGGCAACGTTGCACGCTGCAATCGATCTGTTCGGATACCTCTTTGGGCCGCCAATCCTCTTTGGCGTGCTCGGCTTCTATCTCTTCGCACGTCGCCGACCGGCGCATATCGTTGCGGCTTACCTTGTCGGCGCCGTGGTCGCGCAATGGCTTCTGTGGTTCGTCGGGATACGCATTCTGCACATTTAACCGTCGCCCGCGAACAAAAAAACCCGCCGAAGCGGGTTGTGAATCGCATCTGGTATGTTTACCGGTTCCTACACTCGAAAAATACCGGAGCAGAAATGAGCTCGTCCAATAATAAACCCGTCGTACCGGACCCGCAGCCTGTCTATCGCGGACCGACAAGAGACGGATTCAACAAGGGTACGCCTAACCGACAACCTTCCACGCCGACACCGCCGCAACGATAAACACAATCGGGCTGGCTGCGGCCGCAAGCCGCAGCCTGTTCATCGACCTGACCACCTTCGCATTGCTGGCCGCAGCCGTATCGATGCGCCGTTGAAGGCCGTGAATCTCCGCCTCTTTCAGATCGTCGACGGAGAACGTCGGTTGATAGAGATTTCGCGGTTCGTTGTAGATCGACGGCAGTTGCCGAAACATCAGGCATTTCCAGACGAGCAGCAGGCTCAGAAGCAGAAACCAGCCTGTAAAGGCCATCGCCCCAACTGAAAGCCAGTTCACGCTGTGTTGTTCCAGCGCTTTCGCCGCGTACGCGAGACCCCCGCCCAATGCGGCGAGAAACACCGTCAACGTGGTTGCTGCATCCTTTGCAATCACGTCCGCGCACGCATGATGCGCTTTCAAATTCTCGATCGCGGATTTTTCGACCCATTCCAGCAATTCACTCATCACACCCTCACCGATTGCGTTTGACATATCTTAGCTCGGACTCTACTTCGACCTTCGGAAATGTGACCGGTGTCGATCCGTTGTCGGATCGTCGCGCACTTCCAATTCGAGCGCCGACGTGAAACCGGCGTCACCGGTAATCGTGTGCGTGACCTGTTTCACAAGCCACGGCGTTTCATCGATATCCGGTTTGAAGCCCGCGACAGTCACGGGCATTTCTGGAAACAGCTCGGCGCGGCCGAGCGCGAGCGTGTAGGACATGGTCGCCTGGCTGCGCTTGACGCGGGCCAGCTCAGCCTGTGCGGCCGCGCGCGCTTCGGCTTCCGTCGCATAGTCCTCCGGCAATACCTTCACATTCTTGTTGTTGTCGCCGCCGACGATGACGGACTTGCGCTTGCCCTTCGCGTTCGAATGGTAGTGCGCGCGCACGGCTTGATAGCTCTCGCGCTCTGCGACGTGGTAGCGATGCTGATCGCCGGACTGACGCGTCAGGTTCAGTACGGCGAGCGCTTTGCCGCTGACCGTCTTTCCCGAGCCAATCGGCATGAACAGCAGATTCCGATCCTTGACGTTCATGACGGAGTCGTACCGCTTCGCCAGTCGCGTGAGAAATGACAAGTCGCTTTCGTGCGTCTGGTCGATATGTGCGATCCGGATTTTGCCGATGGTCGCCTCGACCTTCGCCGTCAGCGAGTGTCGGCCGGCGATCGTCTTCACGATATCGGCGATCGTGACGCCGTGCCAGCTTTTCTCCCGCCGCTGATGCATGGTGTTCGTCATCGAGGCCGACTTCGCACGGATCGTCAACACGTCCGGCGCCCCGCTGTGCTCGACCTCATCGACCGTGAACGTGCCCTTGCTCGCGAGCGGCTCGCCGACCCATCCGATCGACAGCTTGATATCGGCGCCGCGCTTCGGGATTGCGAATGCCCCCTTCGAGTCGTCGAGCACAATGTCGAGCACGTCGGGCTGTTCCGAACGCGATTCGGATAGCGTCAGGCTGATGAGGCTCGGCGCGAACATGCGCGAGATATCGCGGCCGTCGAGCGTGATGCGATAGTCGACCTGCGGTTGCTTGCGCGTGATCGTCGTGACTTCGTCGTTCATGCCTTCCCCGACGTTTTCTCAAGCACGTATGTAACGACGCTGCTGATCGAGTCGCCATTCAACGACGATATCTGTTTGGCGGCCTTCACCGCCGCGTCGAGATTCATTCCGCTCGCCGTCGACAGCCCCTTGATCGCGGCCGTTGCAGCTTGCGGCGCCATGCCGACCGCGAAGTCGATCGCCGCGGCCTTCACCGAATTGATTGACAGATTCTTGACGTTATTGACGACCGTCGTCGCGACCTTCGTCGCTGCCTTCAGCTCGGTCCAAACCTGTTTCGCCGAATCGGCGCCCTCCTTTCCGTCGCCCTGCGCTGATGCGATCGTTTCATCCGCGACGCGCTTCAACGACAGGTTGAATTCGATCTTCCGCGCCGTGCCATCGGGCCGGTGATACGTTGAACTCTCGTTCAGGCTTTCGATGATGTACGCGCCGTAGACCGTGCCGACGCCGTCGACGAGCACGTACGCATCGCCGACGTCGCCCATCTTCGCCAGCTCGTCGAGCGATGCGACCGAGCCGATGCCGTTGTCGTCCGCCACCATGCCGTTAAGGGTGATCGTGTCGTCGCCGGCGCCGGTGAACTGGCTCGCATCGCGCGCCCCCACGCGCGAACTGGTGCGATGCTTCCAGTTGCGCTGACGCTGCAGTTCGCGATACGGGGCAGTCTGCAAGCTGAACACGAAGCGATCGAGGGACATCATCATGTGCGTTTCTCCTGCGCGGTTCAGTCGGACAGCCGCGCGCCGATGCGGGCTTGCTTGGATCGCTCGCGCCGATCCAGCTCGGCGCGCACGGCTTGCGCGATCGCCGCCGGATCTGCGCCGGGCGCCGGGTAAATGTTGATCGTGATCGAGCCGAGACCACCCGCGGCCGCGCTTCCGGCCGCAGGCGCCGATGTGATGGGCGGGCGCGTGTCGATCGGCACGGTCGACCGCACGAGCGGCACGGCGGCCGCCGCGGCTGGCCCGCTGAACGCGGTTACGGCCACGGTCGCAAGACCTACGGCCGCCTTCGCAACGCGCCCCTGCTCGCCGTCCATACCGATTGCCGCGCCCTGGCCGATGAAGCCGCCCAACTCGCCGAATACGCGGCTCGGGCTGTGGATACCAAGCTTTTCCTTGAACCACGAGACGGTCGAATCGGCGACGTTCGTAATCGCATCCTTCACCGAGCCGAGGCCGTTTTTGATGCCGTTGACGAGCCCGGACATGATGTTTGCGCCGAACTCAACGAAGCGGCCGGCGGCCTCCGCGGCAACCACGATGATATTGGCGAGCCACGCGCCGAAGCCCTTGCCGGCGTTGGTTGCGGCGTCGAGGCTTTCCTTGCTCGTATCGACCGGCCCCAACAGGCGCGTGATCCATTTCCATACGCCCTTGACGGCGTCCACCAGCCAATCAAACACGGGCTTCAATGGCTCGAACACGGTGCCCAAGATCCCGAACACGCGACTGAACAGCGGCGCAAGCGGCTTGAGCCCTTCCGTCAGCCCCTGCCAGAAACCCGAGAAAAACGCCTTGATCGGCTCCCAATAGCGGACGATCAGCAGCGCCGCCAACGCGATACCGGTGATCACGAGGCCGATTGGATTCGTCAGCGCGAGGCGGCCGACGAACATCAACGTCTGCCCGAGCCCGCCGAGCGCGGCCCCAACACCGCTGATAGCGCTCGCGGCGCCGCCCTTGATGAGGTTGAATCCGCCCTTCGCCGCATCGGCGGTCACGCCGGACGCGCCGCGACGCGCGACGTACTGCCGCGCGGTCGTCCAGCGCGAAACCGTGGCCGCGCGTGTCGCGGCGACCTGCGCGGCAACCGCGCGCCAGAGCTGAACGGTGTACTGCCGCGCGGCGCTGATGCCATCCTTGAGCGCCGTTGCGGCAGACACGCCCCATTTCTTGACCGCCTCCCGTGCGGCCTGGCAGGCGGCCGGCACGCGCTGACCGAGCGATCTCACGTAGCCGCGCAGCGACGCCGAGGCCGCGCTCGGTGATGACGCCTGCCACGTAGCCGACAGCGCCGCGCGCGCACGCGTCGCGCCGGTTCGTGTGGCTGCGGCGGCTCCCGACGCGGCGCTCGACAATCGCCGAAACGCGCCGGCGCCGCGGCCAATCCCGCTTTCGAGAAGGCCGCCCTCCTTTCCCAGCATCGACATGCCGAAGCGCACGAGCGCGAGTGGCCCGATGATGGCGGCAAGGCCGAGCGC